AATAACTGGGTAGACCCAGAAGCATATAAACAAGCAAGGCGAGATGCTTATCCAAGTATACCTGACCAACTAGATATGAGATACCATGATATTGTAAATGGCACAACAAAATGGAAAGATGCAATAACAAAAGTAAAAGAAGATAACCCTAAGCCTAAGTAGAAATACTAAGAATTTAAACCATCAATATTAATAGGAAACTAAGTATAATGAAAATAGAAGAAAGAAAAAGATTAAGGGATAGGGAATTAGTAAAAGAAGCTTTACAAGATTGGCTTGACACTAAATGGATAGAAGTAGGAAAATGGTCTGTTAGAGGTATGCTTGCATTAGCTTTTGTAGTAGCAGTCTATACTATGACAGGATTTAAAATATCATGATGTCATTACTTACACATTTAATACCTATATCTTTGGGCTTTTTTGCAAAGTTAGCAGCTATTAAATCTAAGCAAAAACATCTTGAGCAGAAATTAATGCTACAAGCTTTATCTGCTAAGTCTATAGAAATAGATAAAGCGAGAGAAGCTTCTGATAAAGAATCTAAAGGCGCTCAATGGAATCGTAGATTTCTTATTGTAGTAATACTAGGTTTAGTATCTATATATCCTTTAGCAGGATTGCTAGGAATGGATGTAACTGTTCCTGTTGAATATAGTGGATTTAGTTTATTTGGAATAGAAATAGGTGGTGGAACTAGATTAACAACAGTAGATGGTTTATATAAGTTTGAAGAGATATTTACATGGGCTACTATAATAATAGAATTTTATTTTGGTGGTCAGTTAGCTAAATCATGAAAACAAAAATAATAGGTGCTTTATTATTCATAACAATAATGCCAATAACACCTTTGGTACTAGTAGTAGCATCTATTTTTGTAGGGAGTAATATGTAATGCCTTTTATGACGAATGGAAAAAGAGATTATAAAAAAGAACTTGAGTGGGAAAAGGAAAAAAAGAAAAAAAGAGTTAAACAACGAGCTTCTCGTAATGCTGCACGAACTAAGCTTAAACTTAAAAAAGGTGATAAACGCCACGCAGCACACAAGAATGATAATGCAATGGATAATAGAAAAAGTAACTTAAAAGCAATGTCAGCTAAAAAGAACTTAGCTAAAGAAGCAAACAAAAAGAAAAAGAAAAGGAGAGCATAATGGAAATGAAAAAAATGAAACCTCACATGATGTACTCTAAAACTGGTAAAGGACAAATGGTATTTACTAAAAAGAAACATTTAGAGCTAAAGAAAAAAGGTTATGGTCATACTAAGCCTAAGAAAAAATGATAAAGAAAAAGAGTACTGTAAATAAAGCAGGTAATTACACTAAACCTACAATGCGTAAAGGTCTTTTTAATAAGATTAAAGCTGGTGGTAAAGGAGGTAAACCTGGACAATGGTCAGCTCGTAAAGCTCAGATGTTAGCTAAGCAATATAAAGCAAAAGGTGGAGGATATCGTGGCTAAAGCTAAATCACAAAAGAGTTTGTCTAAATGGACAAAACAAAAGTGGAGAACCTCTGATGGTAAAAAGAGTGAAGGTAAAAAAAGATATCTTCCTGATGCAGCTTGGAATGCTTTAACTGAAAAAGAAAAAAAAGCTACTAATGCAGCAAAACGAAAAGGAAATAAAAAAGGTAAGCAACACGTAAAACAACCAAAGAAGATAGCTAAAAAAACTAGGAGTTATAGATGAGTGTAACATATAGAGGTGAAACATTTGCAGGATATAATAAACCTAAAAGGTCTACTAAGGGTAAAAAATCTCATGTAGTTCTTATTAAAGATAATGGTAAAGATAGAATGATTAGGTTTGGTGAGAAGGGCGCTTCTACTGCAGGTAAACCTAAAGCAGGAGAGTCTGCTAGAATGAAAGCTAAACGTAAATCATTTAAAGCAAGACATGGAAAAAATATAGCGAAAGGAAAGACTAGTGCAGCATATTGGGCTGATAAAGTAAAGTGGTAGATACAGGAAAAGCTATATGTAATAAATGTAAAGAAGATGCTTTTTTCTTTAATGGTGAATGGTGGTGTGCAGCAGTAACAGATATAGGTGATTATAATTTAAAAGGAACTTGTCGAAATGACGTATCTAGAAATAGTAAATAGTGTTTTAGTTAGATTAAGGGAAGAAGAAGTAACTTCTTTAGATGAGAATGATTACTCTAAACTTATTTCTAGATTAGTTAATGTAACTAAAAACGAAGTAGAAAATGCATGGAATTGGTCTGCATTAAGAAATACAATGACAGTTACTACAGAAGATGGTTTATTTAATTGGGTACTTACAGATGCAGGAACTAGATTTAGAGTTTTAGATGCTTATAATGAAACTCAAAAAGGATGGATGTATTCTAGACCTACTGAATGGATGGATGAAAACTTTGCTATGGTTGATACACCAGCTAAAGGTGCTCCAGCTTACTATGCTTTTAATGGAGTTACATCAGGAGGAGACGCACAAGTAGATGTTTATCCTATACCTGATGGTGAGTATACATTAAGATTTAATATAGTACAACCACAAGAAGATTTAGTATCACCTTCTGATGCTCTTACTATTCCAGCACAACCTGTAATAGAAGGAACACTTGCTAGAGCTATTAGTGAAAGAGGAGAAGATGGAGGAAGCTCTGACCAAGAGTTTAAATATAGACAATTACTATCTGATTACATTGCAATAGAAGCTGGTAGAAGACCTTTAGAAACTGTTTGGAGTGCTGTATAATGGCAGGACAACTAGCCTCTGTTAGTTTATTAGCTCCTGGGTTTTTAGGAATAAATACTCAAGATGCTAGAGTAGGCTTAGATAGTGGCTATGCACAAAAAGCAAATAATTGTGTAATAGATAAAGGAGGTAGATTAGCTAGTCGAAAAGGTTTTGATATGTTAACTACTAGTGTTGGAACATTAGGCTCTGGTAAATATATAGAGTCTTTACATGAGCATGTAGACCCAAATGGAAGTACAGAAATATTATCTGCAGGAGATGGTAAACTATTTACAGGAACAACTACATTAACAGCACATACACTTAAAGCAGCAGACCAAACAACTACAGTTAGTAGAACTTTTACAGGTAGTAGATGGCAAATGCAGTCATTAGCTAAGGGTTCAGGAGCATCTGCTTTAAACTATGGTATAGCTACACAAAATGGTAATATAGCTTTAGTATGGAGACGTACAAGTGATAGTGTTAGTGGTACTTATATATGGCAAGAAATAGGAACATATGGAACTGTACCAAGTGGTATTACAACTTTTGACCCTGATTGTTGTTTAGCAGCTTTTGGTAGAATATGGACAGCAGGTGTTACTGCTAATAAACATACTTTGTTTTATAGTGATTTATTAGACCCTACAGATTTTACTGCAGGTTCTTCAGGTGTATTAGATATAAGTTCAGTAGTAGGTAACAATGATGAGATAGTAGGATTAGCTTCTCATAATGGATTTTTAATTATACTATGTAAAGATAATATAGTAGTCTACCAAAATCCAAGTAATCCAGCTACAATGTCTTTATCAGATGTAGTAAATGGAGTAGGATGTGTATCTAGAGATACTATACAATCTACAGGCACAGATTTAATATTCTTATCTAAGTCAGGTGTAAGGTCTTTAATGAGAACAATACAAGAAAAGTCTTTACCTATGAGAGAGTTATCTTTAAATATAAGAGATGACATAACAAGTTATTTACCAATAGAGGTTACACCTAATTTAATTAAAGCAGGATACTCTGAATCAGAAGCAGCTTATATTATTTTATTTCCAGCAAATAATATTATGATTTATTTTGATTTAAGGAGTGCTTTAGAAAATGGTTCAGCAAGAGCAACTACATGGTCTTTAACTAATGGAGATGTGTTTAATAGTTTTTTACAAACAACAGACAGAAGGTTTTTACTAGGTGTTAAGAATGGAATAGGACATTATGCAGGATATTTAGATAATACAGCAACTTATGATTTAACTTATAAATCTACTTTTTCTGATGTAGGTTCTCAAGGTAGGATAGTTAAAAAGTTTTTAAAAAGAGCTAATCTAGTTGTAGATGGTGCTGGAGAACAAGACTTTGTATTTAAGTATGGATACGACTATACATTAAATCCAAGAACTGTAACAATAGCAAGAGATTTAGGTACTGGTGTATATGCAAAATATAATACTGCAGGTTCACTATATAATGTAAGTAAGTTCTCATCTCCGGGAATTGGTGTGCATAATATTAAAGTGCCTTTAGGTGGACAAGGAGAAACATTTGCTTTTGGAATTGATGCTACTATAGATGATGAAGCATTAAGTATACAAAAAATAGATTTATTTTTAAAAACAGGAAAACTTTCATAATGACTAATTATACAAAAACAACAAACTTTTTAGCAAAGGATTCTTTACCTTCTTCGGATACAGCAAAAATTATAAGAGGTTCTGAATTTGATACAGAATTTAATAATTTAGTTATAGCAGTAGCTAGTAAAGCTAATTTAGCTAGCCCTGCTTTAACTGGTGTTCCAACAGCTCCAACTGCTGGAACTTCAACAAATACTACTCAAGTAGCTACAACAGCTTTTGTTCAATCAAAAGTAGGCACTCTAGGTACAATGGCAACACAGAATGCAAATGCTGTAAATATATCAGGAGGGTCAGTAGTAGGTATAACAGATGTAACAGTAGCAGATGGAGGTACTGGTGTGAGTACACTACCTTCTAAAGCAGTTGTTATAGGAGAAGGTACATCAGCAGTTTCTTCTGTAGCTCCAGGAACATCAGGTAATGTTCTAACATCAAATGGAACTGTTTGGGAATCTACAGCTAATACAACAATTACAGCTACAACAGGTACTCTTCCTTATTATGGAGCTAGAGGATTTGGATATTTTAATGGTTCTGCTTTATCAGTAGGCACAGGAAGTAAAAACTTTGGTAGTGTAGCTAAAATAGCAACTGGTATATTTAGAGTAACTTTTACTACAGCTATGCCAAATACTAATTATGTAATAGTAGCTATGGCATCTAATTCTCCTAATGCTAATTCTAGAGGTACTATGATGACTTCTGCAGGAAGTAATAAAACTACGACTACATTTGATATACATACAGAAGAACGTTTAGGTGGTATGTCTTCAGATGATGTTTTAATAAACTGGGTTGTTTATCAATAATAAAGATATAGCTAGATTCTTAAAAAAATCTAATAGTGAATACATAGACAAAACAAATTTAATAGAAAATGAACACGGGTTCATGAGTTGGAAAATAGATGGAGATAAATTTGTATGTATTAATGTTTATGGTGATGGTAGTTATTGGGATGAGTATATGAATGAATTAGCAAAACAATTAGGATGTAAAACTATTTTAGGTGGTACAACAAGAAAAAGTTATAAAGCATTTATAAAGAAGTATAATTTTAAACTAGTAGGATATATTTTTGAGAAAGAGGTGAAATAATGGGTTCAATTGTAGGAGCAATAACAGGAACAACAGCAGCAGGTAAAAAGGCAGCGGCAGCTCAGAGAGAAGCAGCAGAAATGGCTCGTTACAAGCCATGGGATGTCTCTGGTTCTTACTTTGGCGACTCTGATTTTAATTATGGAGATTTAACAGCAAGTTATAATTTATCTCCACCATTACAACAACTAAGAGATATGTATATGACACAGGCTCTTTCATATCCTAGAACTGGAGATGTAGAAGATGCTGATGTAGTTCAAGACTATGGTAGAAATTTATTTAAAGAAGCTACTACTAGAGATGTTTCAGCAGACGCTAATCAATATTATCAAAATGTACAAAATTTATTAACTCCTGATAGAGAAAGAACTCAACAAATGTTAGCTAATAATTTATTTGCTAGTGGTCGTATGGGTCAAGCAACTGCTAATTCAGAAGGTACTGGATATGTTAACCCAGAAAGAATGGAGTATTTAACTGCTCTTAACAGAGAAAATAATGCATTAGCTATGGATGCTCAAGCAAGAGCTGAAATGCAAAGAGATGCAGATTTACAAAAAGGTATGGGATTCTATGGTATGGGTCAACAATTAGCTATGAAACCTTATGAAGATGCTTATAGAATGTTTGGTTATGGTGCTGGTATTGAAGAAACAGGACAACAACCTATGAATCAAGGTATAGCATTAGGTAGTGCAGCTCAGTCTGGAAATGTAGCAAGAGCAAATGGTTATATGGCTGCTGCTCAATCACAACTTAATTCAAGTTTAGCTAATGCTGGAATGTTTACACAATTAATAGGTAAAGGCATAGGTAGTTTAGGTAGTGGTGGTTTTACTAATCCATTTAGTTCTGGTGGTTCAGCAGGAGGGTATACAGGAGGTGGAACATTTGCGCCTGCTTCACCTGGTTTTGCAGGTTCACCTCATTTAAGGAGTACATACTAATGGCAATGAATATAGAAAAATTATTTAATTTTGATGAACAATCTTTAACTAGAGATTTAGCTGGTCAAAAAGAAGATGCTCAATTTGGAGCTCTTATGCCTAAGGGCTATGGCGCAGTAGGAGCAGGTTTTAACTCTATAGTAAGAGGTCTATTTGGTAGTCAAGACCCTGCTTTGCAAGAACAAACAAAAGTAAATCAGGCTTTTAAAAATGTTAATGATAGACTAGGAGATACATCAGACCCTATAAAATTATATGAAGAATTATTAAAAGAATTAAGCTCTGTAGGAGCTAGTCCTAGAAGTATAGCAGGAGTAGCACAAATATTACAAGAAAATAAAACTGCTCAGTCTTCTATAGATAGTACTAATTTACTAAAAGAAATGACATTAGCGTCAAATATAAGAGATAAGGAAACTAAGAATGAACTTAATCTTAGCAAACTTGCAACTAGAAAATTAGACTTACTAAGTAAAGCATTAAAAGACCCTACATCTCAAGAGTTTCAATTACTTGTAGAACAAGTAACTGCTATGGGTATTGATGAAGATAGTAAAGAAGCTACTAACCAAGCTAGGAATCAAGTCTATTCAAAAGCTGAAGAATTATTAAAAGAAAACAAAGACTATACTGCTTCTAGAGCTATTAGCGAAGCAGGAACTTTTGTTAAAAATAATTATGATGTTAATTCAGATAGTTGGAATTTTGGAGATGATAGTAGTATATCAGTTAAACAAAACAAAAGTGATAACACTCCTAAAAAAGACCTTTCTAAAGAAGATGAAAGCGTAATACAATATTATTTAAATAAAGTTAAAAAATAATGCCTACTATTGACGAGTATAAAGATGCTTTATTACAAGCTAATAAAGATAATAATATTCAAGCAGCAGAACTTCTTGCGGCTAAAATAAATGAACAACAAACTTCAACAGCTTCTCTCAATCCTGATAAAGCTGGAATAGAAAAAATTCCCTATGTAGGACCTATATTAAGACCTTTAGCTCAACCTTTTTATGAAGCTGCTGCTACAGCTAATATTGCTTTAGTAGAAGGTCCTGGATTTATAGCAGATATTATAGGTAATTTATATGGTTCAGTAGACGTATATACTGATGATAAAATAAATGCTAAGTATAATAAACAATATAAAGATGATTTAAACCAATTAGCTACTAGTGTTAATAAACTAAAAGCTGAGGGTAAAGAAGTAGATGACAGATACTATGATGCTATTTTAAAACTACATGAGTTACAAGGTAGTGGTATATCTTTTGCTGATGCCTCTAAAAGAGCAGGAGATTGGTCTGAAGCTTTTGTCCAAGAGAATTTAAAAGATGGTATTCTTAATAAAGACTTTACAAATAAAGTTGTTGATACTCTTGTAGAAGATTCTGATACTAATAAAAAAGTTAAAAATATAATAGAAGATGGTCTAGAAAAATATAAACAAAGTGAGTATGCTCCATCTGCAAATACTTTAATGAATGAAACTTTTATAGGTAATACTTTAAAATTTTTTAGTGCAGCAGTTATGGAACCAACAAAAGAAGTTTTAAATGCTGCTGGAGTTCCACCAGATACATCAGAAGCAATAGTAAGTGCTGTAACATTAAGAGCAGGACCATTAATAGGTAAAGGAAATAAATGGGCAAAAGATAAAACAGGATATAGTAGTCTTGTAAAAAAAGTATATGGCACAACAGATAAAGTTAAAACAGAAAGAATAATAACTAAAAAACAATCTGAAATAGATAAGTTAAGAGGTGAAGGTGCTGGTTTATTTACTGAAAATTATAATGTAGTTAAGAAGTTAGAATCTGAACTTAAACTAATTAAAGAGTCAGCAAATCAAGTACAGTATGATGTGCTAGGTAATGTAAAAGGATATAAAAAAGAGTATAGTAAATTATTTGAAATGTCAGATATGGATTTATTTGATAATTTTTCTTCAGGTAAATTAATAAATTTTAAAACCAATTATTTACAGGATATGAAAAAGGCTTTAACAAATACTCCTGACGGTTTAGATGGTTTTAAAAGATTTACACAATGGTCTGCTAAAGATGCGTTTAAAGCAGGAAGAACTGCACAAATGAATGTAATAGAAGGTATGCAGAATTTATTTGGTAAAGCTAATGGTTTTGGTCCTAAACGAACTATGAGTGAAAAAACTATTAATGAATATAATCAAGTAATAGATGTAATGGAAGGTACACTTCCTGGCTCATTAAGAACTAAATTTACAGAAAATCAAAAAACATTAGAAACAGTTATTAATAGATTTCAAAAAGAACAAGTACAAGCTGTTAAGTATTTACAAAAAAGAGGACTCCTTAAAGACTTTGATATTAATGAAAAGTTCTTTCCTAGAAGACTAGCATTAGAAAAACCTGGAATAATGAAAAACTTTTTTGGAGACCCTTTTAAAATTAAATATGGAGATTTAGCACCTAGAGAAAAATCAGTAACAGCAGATAGAATATACTATAAAGCTGTAGACCAAGCAACAGGAAGAAAGATATTCTTTACAGTAGCAGAAGCAGTAAATCCAAAACAAGCAAATAAATCAGGACTTCCTGGGCAACCTATAATTGCTGTAAACTCTTCAACAGCTCTTGGTGGAGGTAGATTTAGTAAGAAACAAGAAACTCCTGGAAACCCCAATTCTCCAAACTCTTTACTAGCTGGAGAACTTACTTTGGCTGCTAAAAATTTAAATAATGGAGAGGGTGTTAGACGTGCTGGAGATATTATACCAGCTCCTACTGGACCTATAAGTAAATCATTAAAATTAAGTGATTTAAAAGTAGAACAAGTATCTAGAAAAGAATTTTCTGAAGTATTTAAAAGAGAATTAACTACAGACCCTTTACTAGCAATGTTAGATTCTCTTAGTGAAATGAGACAAATGATTAGATTAGACCAATATCAAAGACAATTATTAAAAACTGCTTTTGGTCAAAGAAATATATCTGATATAACTAAAGCTGCTGAAAGAATGGCAGTACAAAATCAAAAAATGTATGACCCTAGGTTTCCTAATAAAAACATAGCTAGAACAAATAAAGAATTTATTAACAATGCTAATCGTGATGTTGGTGTTAATCAATTGTCAGACCTTAAATTAGATGTAATGGAAGCAGGTTTAACTAGATTCTCAGGTAAAAAGTTTTCTAAAAGAGTAGCTAATATAATTGAAGATAATTTTAGACCTTTTGAAAAAAGTTATTTAGGTAGAGTTTCAGATGCTCTTGTTAAAAATATGATGCTTAATCCTATTCCTCATATGCATAATGAGTTAATTCACTTTTACTCTACTAAAGGTTTTCTTGGTAGTCTTAATCCTAAAAAAACAAAATGGGCAGAAGATTATAAATGGGCTTATGAACAAGTATTAAATAGAACTCCTGAGTATGTTAAATTAATAGAAGGTGGAGCATCTTCTATGAGTGTTAATGTAATGAATACTACTGCTTGGGGTAAAATAATGCAACAAGGTACAGATACATTTTGGAAAAGTAATGAAAACACATTAGGTAAAAGTAAAAAAGCTTATAGTGCTATGCATAAAGCATCTAAAGGATATGCTAATATATCTGAGTTTGCTCAATATTCTATGTGGACTATGCGTGATGTGTTATATATGCAGTTGGTTAAACAAAAGATGAGAGGTAAAAATGCAGATGGTAGTCCTGTAACTATGCAACAAGCTGCTAAACTAGTAGAGTTACACATGCCTACTTATAGGTTACCTGAAACAGTAGGTCCTGAAAGTTTACTAGGATACAAAATAACAAGAAATATTTCTAGAGCATTACAAAATCCTGATTGGGTTATTTTTGCTAGGTATAAACATGGTATGGTATCATCAGGATTAAATACAGCTAAAGATATATTGTCTGGATTAGACCCTATATTATCTAGAACAGGTAAAGCAGGTAGTCTTGTTCAACAAACCTTAGGATACAAAGATATAGCATTAGGAAGAAGTAAATCTAAACAATTTGCAGATGGTATAGATTCAGGTTTAGCTTTAAGTACTGCAATGTATATGATATATCCAATGATGGATGCTTTATATGAAGAACTTTTTGATGGTGATGAAGTTAAAATAAGAAGAGCTGGTATTTTACACGTATTAGAGACAGCTCATGATGTATCTACACAAAATAAAGATTTACAATCTTTAAGACAAGTTTTATTAACTATTAATCCTGCATTAATGTTTGCTTATGAAGTTATGATGAATGAAACTATATATAATGGATTACCTGTATATGATTTTAATGATGTAACTGGTTCTGGAAATATAGAAGATTTTGGTAAAGACTTAGGTACTAAAGTATTACAAACTATTCCACAACTTTCTAATATACTTAATGCTCAAGATGATTATGAAGAATTTGATTTAGATAAAGCATTAGGAAGACAGTTTGATGCTAAGATAAAAACACCTAATCAAACTAGAAAAGCTGCTGAAAGAAAAGCTAGACTTACTGTAAAGAATTTAAATGAAGCTATAGAGGAAGGTAAAGATTTAGGACCATATTTAGAAGAATATTGGAAAACCGAGCCTTACTTTGCTGACTAGTAAGTATATCTAAAGCTAAGGTAGGGTAAGGTATTAAAAAGTATTAAAACCTTACCATAGCTCTTAAAAGACCTTTAATAAGGTTTTTGCTTTTTTTTCTTTTTTGTTTCTTTCTTTTGAGGCATTTTATTATATTCCATCTCTATTTCTCCTTTATTAAAGATTCTATCATAACCAGCAGAATAAGAATCAAAGTTTGTAGGTCGTCTGCTACTTCCTTTTCCAGCTTCTCTTGATTTCATTTTTGAAACCAAGCTAATTGAATTCTAAGTATAAAAATATCTATTAAACAATAACCAATACGTTCATCATTTACTATACTTTCTGTTAATTCAAATCCAACTTGCATCCCCATAATAGGAGAAAATGTTATTGTCATATTTCACAACTCCCACCTGTACAGGCTAATGTCTGTGAACCTTCTGTATTATCATCTTTCTCAATAAACTCAGACCAATCTATAGATTTAGGAGTTTTCTTTAATAAGGCTTCATATTCTTTTTTAGTACAATCTTGATAAGGAGCTTGCACGTAAGTATGGTCTGTATGTGGTAAGAAAGATACACCAGATATTTCACTAAAGTGTTTCCAAGTCCAAGCACCTACTTCTACCCATTCAGCATCTTTAACTGAAATAGTAACTGAAGGTTTATGCTCACACCAATGTCTTTGATATATTAACCAAAGCTCTAACTGTTCTAAAGCTGTTTTATCATTTCGTAATATTGCTCCTTTAGGAGCTTTCATAGGAAAGCTAAAAACTGCTGTAGAATCAGGTCTAAATTGCTCATCTTCTACTTGAACACCTTTATCTTTTAAGAATGTATAGATAGGGTCTTTTTTATCCATACGGATTGTTCTTATGTAGTAGTCGTTATGACGAGCATGTATGCCGCTAGCACTGTCAACGAGCTGAGAAACAGTACCAGAAGGCTTAACACACGTAATACTTGCTGATGGCGAAATTCCAAGTATTCTTGCATATTCTGTATTTGTTTTTCTTGCTTCATCTCTTAACCTCTCTAGTAATTTAGGGTCAGGATTAGATGTTATTTTAGCATCCATAATTCCTGTTAAAGATACACCTAACAATCTTTCTTCTTCTGTATTATGTTCCCATTCAGAAGATAAAAACTTAAAGTTTGTTAATGTAGATTGAATTGTACCGAGTATTGTTGCAAGTTTAACTTTATTAGTAAGAGTAGCTTCAGTATCATGCTCTCTAACAACTACTTCTGTAAGATTACAAAATTGTTTATCACGAAGAATAATTTCTGAACATGGGTTTGTTCCATAGCTAAGAGTTTCATCTCTTCTTCCCCATTTGTTTGCTTGTTTTTGAGCAGCTATTCTATTAAAGATTCCTCGTTCACCTGACTTAGACTTAACTAGGGATAACCATTCTTCCATAAAAGTTTCACTATCGGGATGTTCAGTATAAGCAACACTATTGTTAGCTAGTCCTCTATGAGGGTTTTCATTATACCAAGCTCCTGTTTTAGCTTCTCTCATGCGTTTATCTGTTAGATTAGATAATGAGATTAACGCAGAACGTCTTACACCACCTACTACAACTATTTCTCCTACCATACACATAATATCATGTACTTCTATAGAGTTTAATTTACGACCTTTAGCTTCTTTAAAGATAACTGTAGTAAAATCAAATAATCTTTTTAAAGGTTCTGGACCACTAGCTCTACCACCAAATGTTTTGAGTCTAGCACCTGCTGGTCTAACTCTAGTATAGTCAAATGTAGGTATATCACCTTCCCATAAACTAGATAATAATTTCTTAAAAGCTTTAGCCCATCCTAGTTTACTATCTTCTACTACAATAACGTCATCTACATTTTCTAATGCTTCTGGTATTGCAGGAAGTTTAGCTATTTCTTGACGTTCACAACTAAAACCAACTCCTGTTCCATTCATTAAAATATACAGAGCTTCACTAAAAGAACGCTTATTGTTAACTGCTAAATAACTACAGTTAAATGCTGCAATATTATCACGTTCACAAGCGTCACCTGCAGACATTAATAATCTCATAGATGGCATAATCTCTAAATTAAGGATAGCTTTTTTTATTTCTACTAAATCTATTTCGGGAGCTTTAGGTGTTATATACTTTATTAATCTATCTACTGTTTCTGTCCATGTTTCTCTTCTGTTTTCATCTGGTAAAAACCTAGCATATCTGGATAATCCTATAACGTCTTGGTATACCGATGGCAGTCCTTCTTTACTCATAATTAATTATATCCTCTTTATTATCTATTACATATTGTTGAAATTTATCAATGTTATCTTCTATTTTGTCTCTAAAATGATTGACAATCTCTTCTGATGTAACATCTAACATTTCTAGTAGAGTTATTTCATCTACTCGTTTAAGTTCTTCTAATACTTCTTCAAAAACTAGCATAATATGACCGACCCTTCGTTAG